TGATCATATCCCGGTAGCAAGATCATTGGAATACCTGTTATTGAGCTGTGATAGGATGGTGACCATTCTGTGACCTTACTTAGGGTTAATAGGTGGAGGGTAAGGAGTAGGTGGGAAGGTAATGATAGACCCCGGATAAACTGTAGGTTTCCCACTTATGATTTGCTTGTCATGGACTATCCCCTATGGGACATCTCCATAAGCGACTAGAGTTATTAAGCTGTGATATGAACGTTACCTAACCGTGATGTTGTAACGGGTTTGATGATCTTGAAAAACCGGCAGATGAATAGACAAACTAGGTACATTCACTGACCTAAAATAAGCTAATCTAATACCCTTAAACTACTAATATAGATCTAAGTACTTACCCGGACGCCTGTGCACACGCGATACCCCCCAGGAGGGGGGTGTGGGTGTCTTCCCCGTGTTTCCCCAGGTCAGACGCCCCTCCCCGGCCGCTAAAGTGGGGGGTTGACGCCGTGTACAGGGTGTGTCATACTGATCTCAGCAGGGAGGGAGTGACGCATGCCCTCACAGGCGCGAAAAAACCATCTTCTTAGTCCGATTGGCCTATGCATGGCTAAACTTAGTGTTTCTAGATCCGAACTAAGCCATATGACCGGCCTAGCCCTGACAACCATCGAGTACATAGAAGATGGCGCCTATCAAACACTTCCAGACGTACTGATCAGCGTTCTGGAAGTAGCTAACGCCGAACTAGAGAAAGACTACTACAAATACCAAATGACAGCCCGTCTAGAAGCTAATCTTCCGCAAGAATTGCCAGATACCTTCCCTGAACTCAGTCCTCCACTACACCCACACCAAGAATGGCGTATGATGGTCTGCGGTATGGACCTTAACCCTTACTGCAAGGCATTGTGCGTTCCTCGGTACGCAGTATGGAAGCTAGAGACGGGGCAACAGAAGTTCCCTGCTCTTCTAGAGAAAGCATTGGTCATGGCTGCTAGTCCCGTAACTACGGCACTTGTGGACATCTGTAACAACTTCTCCGGCTAGGAGCGCATTAACACGTTGGGTACACTTGGTGTGTGGGCGGACAGCCACAGCACAGGCTGCTAAACACGGATGAGTTCAGCGCGACACACTAAGATTGCGCGAGGAGTTAACGGATGAAACCTCCGACCAAGAATGAGCTCAAGCTAGTAACATATGTCGAGGAGCACTGGCACCGTCATAAAGCTTTCCCTGCTTACCACATCATAGGGAAGGTCCTTGGCTGGGAGCATTCTGTTGTAAAAGCAACAGCCGAGACAGACACTGTAAAGACCATGCTCCGCAATCGCGGTATAGAAAAACCCGAACGCATAGAGAACAGACTAACTCCTGAGCAAGTAGCCGCCGCTAACGTCTACCTCAACATAGTCGACAACCGGCCAATCCAGATGAAGCTAGCAGATTTGGGCATCAGCTCAGCCAAGTTCAGCGGCTGGATGAAGGGCAAAACTTTTAGAGCCTACATCACAGAGCGCGCTGAAGAGCTATTTGAAGATGGTATGGCCATAGCCCACAGAGAACTACTGGGCAAAGTCAGTAAGGGCGACATCGCGGCAATAAGACTGTTCTATGAAGTATCCGGCCGGTACTCTGGTGTTCAGTCGATAGAGATCCAGAACGTCCAACTCTTGATGAGTCGCCTTCTAGAAGCGATTCAGATGGAGGTCACAGATCAAGAGACAGTTGCGCGTATTGGTGAGCGCTTCCGCATCCTAGCTGCTGGTGGTAGCCTAGCGATGCCTAAGCCAGCTATAGCGGCAACGGTGGTTCCAGGTGAGGACGGCCCTGTGGGTGCTTTTAAAGAGCGCATGTCCGCCAAGATAGTAGGTTCGATATGACAACCCCTAATGCCCCGTCAGGTGTTGTGGGCTACGCTCCACCGGGACAGCCACCGCCTAACCTACCCACAGCCCTTGAGGTCAACCTACTCCACACCAAGGATGACGTAGACGGTGGACAGCAGTCTCACCATCACACGCTAGGCCCGGGTCGCAACCAGGCAGCAAGTGGTCTGCACATTCATGATGGCTCTAATGGTCGCCTCATAGGCAAGGACATGGGTCTAGCCCTTACTGGGCTAAAGGTTCCCGCTACCGTAGCAGACTGTAACGTATTGATCAACTCACTCTATGCTGCACTAGCCAAGGTCATGGACCTCAGGGACGCGAGGACTTAGTGTTTAAGAAGCTACTCATAGCACTTGCTCTGGTAGGTGTTGTCTTTGCTGGCACAGCTACCACTGCTCAAGCTGCTCCTGTAGTCCATATCTACTGCCCTTATCACGCCACAGCGCCTCACTACGCCTACCGCTCAGGTAACCACTGGATGTGCATTACTCCCGGTGCTTACTGTCCTAAGATTGCGCACTGGCACTACGGCTATGCACGAGTCACAGGTAATCGTTATCGGTGCATGCGCTACGTGAATAGCCAGTGGCGCTGGAAGCATGCTTTCTAATGATCTGCCTAGCCTGTCGACATGAACACATACCACAAGAGTGTATAGATAGCTTCGGAGATATTCCTCTTAACTACTGTGACTGTCAGCACAGGCCCCGCCGACTGAGAGAATCCCATGCCAAGGACAAGCAAGAAGGAGCTATCTCTCGAAGAGATGACTCTGTCCTTGACGGAGGGTCTATCGAGAGCGGCGAGCAGCCCCAACATTTGGGGCTATAAGCCTCACGAGAAGCAAGTCATGTTCCACAAGAGCGATACCAAGGGTCGCCTTTATATTGGAGGTAACCGCTCTGGCAAGACTGTGGGTGGGGTCAACGAAGACATCTGGTGGCTTCTAGGCAACCATCCTTACAAGAAGACTCCACCACCTCCGGTACGCGGCCGGGTTATTGGTGTAGACTTCGACAACGGTATAGAACGAATCCTAAAGCCGCAGTTCGCAAAGTGGCTACCGCCATCTGCTCTTATCAACGGATCGTGGACTGATTCTTATAGTGCGCAAACACGAATGCTGACCCTAGCAAATAAGAGTACAGTGGAGTTCATGTCGTACGTACAGGAGATCCAGAAGTTTGCTGGTACCTCCCGCCACTTTGTACATTTCGACGAGGAACCACCACGGAGTATTTTCACGGAGAACAAGGCACGTCTTATTGACACTGGTGGATCCTGGTGGATCACAGAGACGCCAGTTGAAGGCATGACTTGGGTCTATGACGATATCTACATACCGGGTAAGACAGATCCTCGCGGAAACATTCGAGTCATTGAAGTTGACATCTCCGAAAACCCCTACATCAGTAAGACTGAAGTAGACGAGTTCCTCGCTGATCTAGCTCCTATGGAACGCAAGGCTAGAGGTGAGGGCAAGTTCGTCCAACTAGGTGGTCTGGTCTTCAAAAATTTTGGACCACTACACGTCATCGATCCGATTGACCCCCGCTCTATCTTTCAGCTACGCTGGTTCGCTTCAATGGACCACGGTCTCAATAATCCCACGGCCTGGCTTTGGCACGCCGTCTACCCTAACGGCTCGGTAGTAACATTCCATGAACACTACGAAAGTGACTGGACTGTATCCCAACATGCAAGTCGGGTTCACCTCATCAATCACGACCTTGGGCGCACACCTAATTACTACGTGGGTGACCCTGCAATCAAGCAACGCAATGCGGAAACCGGCAATAACATTCAGATCGCGTATCAGCTTCAAGGCATACCTATCATCCAAGCGAATAACGAAGTCCGCGCCGGGATAGATAAGATGAACGCCTACTTGACTCCCGACAAGTTGGGCATGCCTACATGGCGCATCACAGGCAACTGTGTGAACCTTATTAGGGAGATGCAACGTTATCGCTGGAAGATTTGGGAATCTGCTAAGCTACGTGATAAGAATAACCCTATTGAGGAACCTCATAAGCGTGATGATCATGCTGTGGATTCTAGCCGCTACTTCTTCTCCTTCATGCCTGACCTCAAGCTCAAAGAAAATCGAGACCCTGATAGAGAAGATCTCAAGCGTAAAGTTGATGCCATGCTCAACGTGCATAATCCCGTAAACCCCGAGATTGGTATGCGGGACAACAACTGGTTCAAGGCTGACCAAGCTACCGAATGGACCGCCTGCGATGAGGGGATTGGGATTTTCTAATGGTTACACGTGATGATAAGGTCTTTTCGGCCAACGAGTTCTGGGAAGGTGCACCCACCCACCAGATCCGGCATGATGAGGTCAATGCCCTTCGTCTCCGCCTCACTACGGGTGAAGAGGTTCACACGGGTGATGCGTCGGCGCAAGATATAGTGGACATGGTCTTCAAGCGCGCTGGTGTTACTGGTCACCGCCTTTTCGAGAAGCTGGCTCCCATCTTTGCCGACGCTTTGGCAAAGGAGGTCGGCGACGATCCTTGGGGTTGGGTTAATCCACAGTACTACAGTGACGCTCGTATGCGTGGTGCAGCGCCTGTCTCTGTTGATGGTTCCTTTATGGTCAGCGGCTATCCCCAAGCACCTGGCGATGGTGTTAAGGTTGAGGATGTGGCCTTGCCTGAGCCTGCCGCGATCGACCTCAGCGCTCCTGTGGGTGCAGTTGATTCTACCGGCCAAACTGAAGTTATGGAAGAAGATTCTGAGAAGGCCAGTAGAATTGCGGAGTTGAATCGACTTCTTGGGAAGTAGATAGCATGGATACCTACATAAGCTTTATGGATGAGTATATTCGTCGAGAGCTTCTAAAGCAGAAGGAGGAGCTAGCGCTAGTAGCTAGACTTCTCGAAGAGGGACAAAATGTATGACAGAGTAGTAGTGCGGGATTATCCCGAAGTGCCTCCGAGCAAGTGCGCTTTGTGTGGAGGTCAGACAAGACATGACGGTAGAAAGTATATTGATCTGGGAACTAATGTCCGTGGCTATGGTGCTCTCTATTTTTGCAGTATCTGTCTTGGCCAAATATGTAACACACTTGGCTGGCTTGATCCTGTTCAGGCTGCGGCGATCAAGCTGGAACTAGACGGTTTCCGCAGTCGTGTCATACGACTGGAGGATGAAAATGACCGTCTACGTACTGCTCTTTCTAAGCTTGACTTTGTTCGGGTCGCTATTCATACTGCTATTGAAGACAATGCAGGATCGAACGAGAGCGCAGAAGTTCGAACGGGATCTGTGGAAAAGCCAGACAGAAAATCTATTGAACCTTCTAGCGGACCAGAAGCTATTGAACCGGGATCTGATGAACCGGCTAATGTCGGGCGACCTTCCCGCATTCGTGACCCTGACGTCGCAAGGCTCATCGGTAGCATCTGAGTACGTGCCACAGTCGGACGTAGCAGAACTAGAACGACTGAAGTTCTTGTACCAAGCTAGCTCTATTGACGGATTGGGGGAGACTATTTATGACGATGACGAACTCGGATCCCTCCGTGACCTCAGCAACCTCCCTTGATAACACCTTCAGCAAGGGCAGTGGCCGGGACAAGAACAAGATTATCGATTGGGCAAAGCAGCAGTTCGATGACTGCAAAGCAGCGCGAGCCAGTGCAGAAAGGCAATGGAAACTCAACCTCGCCTTCTACTACGGCAGACAAAACGTTGTCTTCCGACAGTCCCCCAACTTCGTTCCTGGTGGAGCTGGCTCTCTCTTCACTCCTCCTGCTCCCTATTATCGCTCTCGTCCTACTATTAATCGCATACGCCCGATAACTCGTAAAGAGCTATCTCGGATGACTTCCCAGAAGCCTTCGGCGTCTATAGTGCCTGCATCCACAGAGGATATAGACATGTACGCCGCTAGGGCTGGGGAGCAGATCTGGGAGAGCATTTATAGGCGTAAGAACATGAAGTCTGTTATCCGGCAGGCCCTATTCTGGACATTGACTACGGGCACTGGATACATCAAGACTTACTGGGATGCTGACGCTATTGATCACGATAGTCAGCAAATGGGTGACTTCTGCTTTGATGCAGAGACTCCCTTCCATGTGGTTGTTCCTGATCTCCGCCAAGTAGAACTAGAGAAGCAGCCCTTTCTCATCCATGCACAGCTCAAGCCACGTGAACAGCTCAAGATGATGTATCCCCAAACCAACATGGCTAATGTCCGTGGTGGTGGCAAGGACGAGATCCTAGAGGATAACTACCTTAACATCAACTCATCTGGCGCTAACCAAAGTGACAACCAGAAGACCATTCTATGCCTAGAGGTGTGGGTAAAGCCTAACTCGGTGAAGCTATTTCCTAACGGGGCCTTCTTTACGGTCTGTGGGGATAGTATCACTTATGGGCAAGAAGGTTGGCCTTATGACCATGATCGCTATCCCTTCGCAAAGTTTGACCACATACCTTCAGGCAAGTTCTATAGTGATTCTCCCGTCACCGATCTCATACCTCTCCAGCGGGAATATAACCGTACGCGTGGACAGATCATTGAAGCTAAAAACCGTATGGCTAAGCCTCAGCTCACCGCCCCTGCCGGTTCTATAGACCCCAGAAAGATCACTACAGAGCCCGGCATTGTCATTGAGTATACTCCAGGCTTCAATCCTCCCACACCTATACCACTATCTCCGCTTCCTGCCTATGTGATCCAAGAGCTTGACCGTATCCTCAGCGATATGGAAGATATCTCAGGGCAGCACGAGGTCAGTAAGGGCCAAACGCCGCCAGGCGTTAGTGCAGCTACAGCCATTAGCTACCTTCAAGAGCAAGACGAGTCTATGCTATCCGTAGCCTATGACTCGCTCGAAGAGGGTATAGAGAAGGTAGCGTTCGAGACCTTGTCTCTTGTGTCCCAGTTCTGGGACACGCAACGGATGGTTAAAGTCGTCGGACTGGATGGGTCCTTTGAGGTCATGGCCTTTAAGGGATCGGACTTGCGCGGCAATAACGACATCCGTGTGGAGGCAGGCTCAGCGCTACCTACCTCTAAGGCTGCTAAGCAAGCCTTTATCATGGACCTGATGAAGATGGGCTTTATTGACCCATCTAAGGGCCTTGAGGTCATGGAGATTGGCGGCATCAACAAGATCTACGATGAGATCCAAGTTGATGTTCGTGAAGCACAGCGTGAGAACATCAAGATGAGTCGTATTACCCAGCAGCAGATTGAAGAGTTTAATCAGTTGCAAGCGGAGCTCATGCAAGCGCAGCAACAGATGCAAATGGGCCAGCAAATGATGGGAGGACCTAATGGGCCAGCCACCCCAACCCCCAATGCCGGGAATCCCATCGGAAACAATGTGGCAGCGGGGCCGTCTCCGTTCAATAATCCACAACAACCCGGTCCCGGCCTCCCAGGGGGCGGATTCTAATCCTCCTGGTATGAATCCTCTGGATACTATGGCCCCTGGTGCTGAAGGTCCGGGAGCACCAGGAGAGAGTCCCCTTAGTATCCCTGGCCTAGCAGGCCAGGGGCCACCTACCATGGCACCTATGGCGCAGGATGCTATGGGTAATCCTATTCCTGCTCTTATTATCCCGGTGCAGGACTGGCAAGACCACAGGCTGCATGTGGATGTCCATAATAAGTACCGCAAAAGTCAGGCATTCGATCAGGCCCCTGAGTACATCAAGCAGCTCTTTGCACAGCATGTGCAGCAGCACATTGATGCTATTGTGAGAGGCCAACTGGCACAGGTACCTACGCCTATCATGCAGCAGCTACAGCAACAAGGCACTAATCCTTCATCTCCTGCTGCTTATCAAGAGATGCAACACAACCAGGCTCAAGCCGGTGGCGCTCCGCCTCCTAGTAGTGGGCCTCAGACACCTCCGGGAGGTGGAACCTAATGGCTACTCCGTCTACCACCACTCACCAAGTCACTCCTAACGTTATGTCTAACTGGTGCCCGCCCAACAAGAACCAAGCGGTGGCTCCTGGTCGTTCCACCAACGACGACTTCCTGGCTACTCCTGCCAACTACTCTGGTATCCTCTCTCTTGATGCTCGCCTTATCGCTATCAATGCTGGTGTCTATACCCAAGCGCGCCTTAACACTATGACTACAAACGATAAGTGCTATGCTGTAGCACTTACTGACGACCCCGGCTTTGTGAGGTAGTCATGGCCTATAAGGTCGTCAAGAAGGGTGCACAGCATGCTGTTGTGAAGCTTGGGTCGGGAGAAGAAGTAGGGCGTCACCCTACTAATGTCGCGGCCCAAGCTCACAAGAATGCACTCATTGCTAAGATGAATGGTGAGCCAGGTCCTGGTAAGGTTGACATGCGAAAGACTAGGGGAGCTAAGACCTCTAGACTATCCGCAGCTGCTGGACGCAGAGCTAAGATGGGCACTAGCAAGTCTGCGAGAAGGAATTCTCCTATAGGTTCCAATAACAGGGACACTGACACGGCCGCCTATGCTGCGACACCTAATGAGGATGTTAACCAGAAGGGTACGTAATGGCTAAGTATGCTGCCGCTGCAACGCGGCGCATGGCTAAGCAGCCCATGGAAGGCCCTAATGCGGCTAAGCCAGCGCAAAAGGGCCTTCCCTCTGGTCTCCTTGGCTACATGGCAAAGAAGAAGCAGGGCGGTGCTGATCCTACTGAGCCTGATTCCGATGATGCTGCTCCTGTGTCTAAGCCTAATGGCCCTGGCGGTGCTAAGCCTAATGCGAAAGCGCCCGTGGGTCAAGGTGGCCGATTCGCGGCTATGGAAGCAAAGGGTATGTCCCCTGCTCTGGCGGCTTTTATAGGCCGTAAGAAGTATGGTGCAGGTAAGATGGCCTCTATGGCTGCAAAGGGCCGACAGGGGGGCTGATGTGGTTCCTCGATCCGTTCCAGATGGTGCACCCACTTACACGACAAACACTAGTCCTTCAGATATATCCTCCGATGCATACCAGCGGCGTATGGCCAAGCAAAAGCAGAAGCCTGTAGCTAGTAGCATGTCCGGAGACCCAACCCTAGATAGTACGAGCAATGTCTCTAGTATGAGGCAGAAAATAGGTTACTAGCATGACTATGCCCACAGGCGAAGGTGGTCAGGGGTACTCCCAAGATAATAGCAATACTGGTAGTGAAGGCTTTGGCGGCGACAGCGGCCCCGCACCTTATCGCGAGGTACCGTCTGACCAGACCTTCCGTGGTGGGATAAATCCTGCATGGAATGAAGCCCTCAACAGTATTCCGAAGGAGTACCACAATCAATTGCTGCCTGTGTTCCAGAAATGGGACGCGAACCACCAAAGCGGTGTCCAGAAAGTACAGTCTCGTTACGCAGACTACAAGGAATTCGTTGATAATGGCGTCCCTGCGGATAATATTCGCATCGCGCTAGGGCTTGCACAAGCTCTCGACGAAAATCCGCAGGCTGTGTACCAAGCCTTGCACCAAGAGTACGGCGCTCAGTTTGGCCAGAACCCACAGTTGCAACAGCAAATGGGCCAACAGCAGCAACAGCAAGGCTACGGCGGAGATCAGGGCTACGCTGGTCAACAAGATGGTGTCCCCGAAGGCATGTCACCTGAAGTGTATCAGCAATTTATGCAGATGCAGGAGCAGGTAGGCATGATGCGGGATATCATGCTGCATCAGAACAGTGAGCAGCAGCAAGCACAGGAAGACAAGGAACTAGACAACCTGTATAACCGAATGGCTCATGAGAACCCGATGTTCAAGGAGCTTAACAAGGGCGGCGCTGCCGAGCCTTATATGAACTCTTTGTTCCAGGCGGGCTATAATGAGCAGCAGGCTATGCAAGCGTTTGCGCAGTTCGTTGACTCCGTTGCTAGCTATAACAACCGACCCAAGCCTCCGCAGATTATGGGTGCGGGCGGTTTTATGCCAGACCAACGTGTACGTCCTCGTGATCTCAGTGAAGCTCAGACTAAGGACATGATGGTCCAGATGCTGAGGGCTGCAAATCACCAGGACTAGCCCTTAAGGAGTCCACATGTCAACCGTCACAATGACGGTCGTTGACAACATTCTGAAGGAAGTCACTGAGGACCGCCTCCGCGACCAACTTGAGAGCAACGTCAAGACCCTCCGTCGTATTGAGAAGACTTCCGAAGGCGTCTCTTCTGACGTCGGTGGTAAGTACGTCCGCTTCCCGATCCGTACCAAGCGTAACCACGGTATTGGTGCACGTGTTGAACTTGACTCGCTGCCCTCTGCTGCTACGCAAGGTTATGACTCGGCACAGGTCAAGCTGACCTATCAGTATGGCGCTATTGAGCTTACCGGCCAGACTTTCGAGCTGGCCGATAGCAACCCTCAAGCGTTTGTTTCAGCTCTACAGGCTGAAATCAACGGTATCAAGGAGGGCCTCTCCAAGGACATGAACCGTCAGGTTTATGGTACTGTGGTGTACTGCTAATGCTGTCGGTCTGACCACTACTCTGGTCACTTCCAATGCTGAGTCGATTTACTTCGAGATCGGCATGATCGTTGACCTGTATGACAACACTGATACCATCAAGGCCGGTGGTACTGGTAAGGTCATTACTAACGTTCAGTTTGACACGCCTTCTGCGGGTTCTTCTACTATTACCTTCACGACTGCCGCGACTGGTACCACCGCTTCCGGTGACTACTTCACTCGGACCAACTCCCGTAACAAGGAGCTGACTGGGTTCCGTAGCATTGTCTCCGGTTCTGGTACCCTCTTTAACATCAACCCGGCTACTAGCCCTGTGTGGGTGTCTGTCGTTGACAACCCCGGTGCTCAGGCTCTGTCTGAAGGCCGTATGATCAACATGATTGACAACATCAGGACTAACGGTGGTTCTACTACTGTTATCTTTACCTCTCTTGGTGTGCGTCGCGCTTACTTCAACCTTCTGGTTCAACAGCGTCAATACGTGAACGTTCAGAAGTTCGAGGGTGGTTTTACTGGTCTTGGCTTCACGACTGATGACGGCGACGTTCCGGTTGTGTCTGACCTTGACTGCCCGTGGAACACTATGTTCTTCCTGAATGAGAACGAGCTTAAGATGTACCAGGCTGGTGACTGGGGCTGGATGAACCGTGATGGTTCGCAATGGCAACGTGTTATCAACACTGGTCCTGCTTACGCTGACGCCTACACGGCAATGCTTTACAAGTACTGCCAATTGGGCACGCACCGTCGTAACTCCCACGGGATTATGCAACAGGTCACTGAGGGCTAATCCTACTAAGCTAGGGTACGGGTTGGGTTGTAGCATCAACGGAGTGGGGCCGGTGAAGACCTCCCCAACCCGTATCCTATAGGGAGTTATTATGACAGGTCTTATATCCGTCTCTGTTAATGATTTGCTCAAGCGCTGGCTTCAAACGCAGCTTCCGCCTAACGTGTACAATGGTTCGGTGGACCCAGTAGCTACTGTGGGGACGTATCCGCCCGGTGCTACACCTATAGCTGCGTCTAGCGGGAACGTAGCTAATGCAGTAGCCACTGCTACGCTAGCATCAGCCGCTAATGTTACTACTTATATAACAGGCTTTGAAGTAACAGGTGCCGGAGCTACAGCGGGACTGGCTGTTACTGTAACAATAACCGGTGTTCTTGGTGGTACCCTATCTTATACCTATGACTTTGGCTCTAGTGCTATTACAGGCAACTATCCTCTTGTCGTAGACTATCTGCCTGCATTGCCAGCTAGCGCAGTGAACACGGCTATTGTAGTGTCTTGCCCTGCCAGTGGTATAGGTGGAACTAACAACACTGTGGTTGTACACGGTTATAGACTCTAACTGAAAGAAGGTGCGCTATGGCAGCGATTATAGCTATCATAGCATTTTCTATCGGACTAGTTCTATGGCTAGCTTCAATTAGCAAGGGTGTATTTCTTACACCTGAAACCTTTCTCTACATTGGGCTGATAGCCCTTTCAGTTGCCCACGTTACTGGTGGGTGGTACCCACAGCGGAGGGCCTGATGCTCAACCAATTCACTGATCCAGCAGTGGCGACGGAAGACGGAGTCTTTATCTCGGATAAATGGCTCCGTCTCTCCGAGATACTGCAAGACATGGACCCGACCATAGAGCTTAGGTGGATACCGCCGCGTCACAGGACTGACATGGACAAGTCTAAGCCCTACGCTATTGTCCACTCTCCGCCGGACAAGAAGTCCTATATCATCATGTTCGCTGGTGAGACAGATGACCCACAGGACATCCTAGCAAGGCTCTGGTCGGGTAACACTCAGAAAAAGAGTGTGCTCACTACTCTGGATGCCAAAGAGGCCGCAGCTAAGGCTTTCGAACAGCGAGCGGCTATGGACTCCTTTGAGGAGGCTGCTGACGAGCTACACTTTATGGCCACTAATCGTAGTCCATGGTTCATTAAGCGCAAGCGGCCTGATGGTACAATCGTTAAGATTGATACACAGACTGGAGCGGTGGTGAAATGATAGTTTCTGACGTGAAGGTTCGTGTCCGCGCTACATTTGGCGACCAATCTTCGGTACAGGTGCAAGACGCTGATATTCTCCGCTGGATCAACGACGGCCAGCGCGAAGTCGTTATGATGAATAACGAACTTCTGGAGAAGATAGCAACAGCGAATACTGTACAGGGTCAGCAGACATACGCTATACCCACTGACTGCTACACTATTCGCTCTATCCTGTACAAGTCAGGGGCTAGCACTAGCTACTTCAAGCTGCTTGGTCAGAGCTTGCAAGAGTTCGATGAGTATATAGATGGCTGGGATGGTACGATCTATGGCCAGAGTGACCCCGCTATCTATACAGCCTTTGCTGGCAACTTCATGCTATTTCCAATACCTGCGACTTCTCTCACAGCCGGGCTAAAGCTTTACTACTATCGCTATCCTGTGGATATGGTTCTAGACACAGATGTTCTCGATCTGCCTCTGCCCTACCACAGTGCCATCGTGGAGTACTGCCTCAAGCAAGCCTATGAGCTAGACGAGGACTGGACATCGGTCCAGAATAAGGCATCTGAGTTCAATACTGCTGTGTCCGGTCAGAAGGTCTCGGAGAAGGATGCCAAGGCAGAGACGTATCAGCTCATTACAGTGATGCGATCGGATGAGGACTGGTTCTAGTGACTGCTACTACACCTCGACTAGGGCTACTCAAGGCTGCATACGCTGATCCTGTGGATGTAATTGCAGATATAAATGCGGCCTATGACTTGCTAGACTTGTCTGTGGGTGCACAACCAGTCACTGCATTTCCAGGTTCTCCATTTACCGGCAAGGTAGTACAGCGCACAGATCTAGGTGATAAGCCTTACTTCTATCAAGCTACAGCGGGACGATTTGCTAATATACCCTTCGATACCTTCTTTGCTCTAAAGTCTGCGGACACTACTCAGAATAACAACGCAGTGTTTGCTAACGATCCAGATCTAGTAGTAACTGGCCTGCTAGCTGGCGCTACATATATCTGGAAAGCATGCATACGCTATATCAGTGTGACTGCTACACCCGATATTAACATGGTATTCGTAGCACCTGCGGGTGCTACAGGCTTCTGGACAGTAAAGGGTCTAGGATTCGCTGCTACATCGGATGTAGATGCAGTAAGATACGCTGACACTGCTTATGGTGGGTCAAGAAGTACTGGTACTATCGCAGGCATCGAGGTACAGGCACAGCCCACAGGGATGCTTACACTGACTGGTGGTGGCTCTCTTCAGTTCCAGTGGGCTCAAAGAACATCTACTGTCGAGAACACA